GATGATTTCATTGCGGAAAGAGCCGCCGAAGCAGCACGGAAGGGCGTTGCGTTCTACATGGGCGCGGATGCGTGTCACAGTGGCGACATCACCAAAACACTGGCGGCGGGAGCAGCAAAATACCTCCCACCACCACCATCCGTTCGCTTCAACCGCTCCACACCAACCCGCGCTGCGAAGGCGGCGCAGGCGAACGTGGTCGTGCTGACGGGCTGCACATCCGACGAAGCCAGCTACGAATATGCCGACAAACGCCACGGCGCACTCACCTACGCCTTCCTCGAAGCGGCGCAGCTGCACGGCGCGTTCGCCAGCGCAGAGGAACTCCACGAGAGCATCTACGCTACGGTGCAGGCCGCGTTCCCGCAGCAGCACCCGCAGTTAGAGGGTTCGCCGCGCTTGGCCGCGCTGCCATTCCTCAGTCCGATGCCGAGTTCGTTACCGAGTTCGTTGCCGACATGAACAGACACCAAATGACAGCAATACCGCTCACCGCCCGCGTACTGTACCTGCTGTGTGCGCTGGTGTTTGCCGCCAGCATGACGGCCGTAGCGGCGGGGGTAAAGGCGTGCGTACCCGTTATTGCATACTACCCAGAAGAATACCGATGTTGGTGGTGGTGCTGCGTCGTGCTGGCGGCGGTGGCGTGGTGGGTGATGAGGTGGATGCACAAACGGTATGAAATGGAATAGTCAAAAAAAGACAGTCACTATCCACCATTTATCACTACCACTATGGCAAAAAAGCATGACAGTAAATATTGCCACAATTGAAAAAACAGTCGTTAAGCGTCTAAAGACTGCATTGCCGACTGTACACGTCGAGGCCTTTCCTGCTGACGCACGCCAGTTTTTGGAAAAGTATCGGTTTGTGCAAGGTTGCCTATTGGTGCAGTTCATTGAATCTCGCAACAATTATGTTTCTCGCAGGCGAGGAACCAGAGTGGTTACGCTGGAGGTTTCGGCCATTAGTAAAGACTTACGAGAGCATACTGGCATATATGATTTACTGGATGCCGCATCTGCCACAATTTCAGGCGTACTTCTCTCAGAAGTTTTCAGCCAATCAACTGTTCATAGCGAGCCTTTGGAGGAAGAAAAACCAGGAATTGTATTTCTTCTACAAACACAGGAGTTCACAACATACTTGGAAAAGAATGGTCTCTGGGTTTATACACAACGCTATGAGTCTGAACCATTTGGTTTTATTTATGACGAAGACGAAACTGCTGTACAGATAACACGATTGAGTATAAAAGTGAGCAATGACATTGAAGCAACGATTCCAGAACTACCATAAATCAATCATTTATGAAAACATACCGATACATTGGCGGGCCTATGATGACAAGCGTAAAGATGCGTGAAGGCTCAGAATTGACTTTACATCAAGGACAGACGTACACACTTGACAATACAAATGAATATGTTCAAACTCTGTTGAATAAAAAAGATGCAAACGGAATGGCTGCTTCATGGCTTGTAGAGATACATCAACCATTACCAGAGCAGCCAGAAAAACCTGACACAGAAAAAGAAGACGCACTCACAACTTCAACAACTACCAAACGCAAATAAGGAGAGCTACCAATGGCACAATTTCATCACGGTGTAGAAATAGCTGAACTGAAAAGCCGCACACGAGTTATCAGCGTTGTTCGCAGTGCTGTTATTGGGCTTATCGGTACAGCCCCTATTCATTTATTGTCACCAGAACGACGTTCACTGAACGCCAATAGGTTAGTGTTGTCTGACCTTGATAAAGCGTATAATTTTGGCGGCGACCTTGAAAGTGCAGGATATACCCTTGTTCCTGCCATCAATGCCATCTTTGCTCAGGGTTCAGGTGCAATTATCGCTATTAATGTGTTCGACCCATCGCGGCACAGAACACTTGGTGCAGCGCAAGCGACATCAGGTTCGCATTCTTTGACCAGCAACATTGCAACAATAACGACCGATACTGCTCATGGATTGTCGGTGGGAGATTTTATCGAAATCACAGGATTTACCAGTGCTTTGTCACCTCTCAATCAAAACTATATTCGCATCAAAACTGTACCGACAACGACAAGTTTGACCTTTGACCTCACACATTCCGATATAACGGCTACAACCTCAACGTCAGGAATTATCAAAAAAATTACCTTTGACCCAACGCTTGTCACTGCAGCAGATATTATAGGAGCGATTGATGCAGCAGGAAATCGTTCAGGTATGAAAGCGTGGCGGAACGCACGTGGTGAGTTTGGCTATGTTCCTCGCATTCTGATTGCGCCCGGATTTTCTACTCAAGAAAGCGTAGCTGTCGAGATGGCTATTATGGCTGATAAACTGCGCGCCCATGCTATTATTGATGCGCCCGCAGGCTTGACAACCCAGCAAATTGTCAATGGACGAGGAACAAGTGGGACTATCAATCTTGAGACCTCATCAGAGCGAGTCATTATCTGCGACAACCATGTCTGGGTGTACAATGTTGCAACACAGCGCGAAGAGCTGCAGCCATTGTCTTCATTTATGGCAGGTGTCATGGCGGCAACAGATAACACAGAAGGCTACTGGGTCTCGCCCAGTAACAAAGAAATCAAAGGAATCAATGGCGTTGAACGGGTCATTGAGTTTGATGTACTGAACAAAAACAGCGAAGCCAATGAGTTAAACCGCAATGGTATTGTAACGATTGTTCGAGATTTTGGCACTGGCTACATTCTTTGGGGCAATCGCTCGGCAGCATTTCCGACAAATCCTGACCCAGAGAATTTTATTTGCGTACGCCGAACAATGGATATTGTCCATGATTCGTTAGGCTATGGTTTGCGTCCGTTTTTAGACCGTCCAATGACTCTTGCGAACATTGATTCGGCGTTGGCCACTATCAATGCTTTTTTGCGTTCTCGTATTGCCGAAGGTGCGCTGATAGCTGCCAATGTGCGGTTTGAACGAAACAGCAATCCGACTGTGGAACTGGCACAAGGTCGCATTGTTTTTGATATGGAGCATATGCCACCAACACCAATGGAAAACATCAAAATTAACTCACGAATGAATATAGAACTGCTTGAAGCTCTCTTTGAAGCAGGCGAACAATTGTAATTCACTCAACACAAAAAGGTCTGATTATGTCGCAGCTAAAGATTTTCACCAACGCAAATCTCTACATTGATGGCGGAAGCCGTATAGGCCAAGTAGAAGAGTTCACGTCGCCGACCATCGCTCAAAAAATGCAAGAGGTAACTGGATTGGGATTAACCGCCAATGCTATGGTAGCCGTTGGCCTTGAGCCAATGGAAGCAACACTCAAGTTTGCAGGTGTCTATGGTAATACGTTCAAACTTGTGGCTGACCCCGACAAAAAAACGCAATATCAACTACGTGGCAATATAGATGTCATTGATGCCACAGGGAAAGTAGAACAAAAACCCTATTTGGCTACACTTTTGGCTGCGTGTTCAGAGTTTAATACAGGAGCAGCCAAAAAGAGCGAAAATCCAGGAATGGAAGCCAAGCTCAATGTTTTCTTTTACGAATTGCAGATAGAGGGAGAACCTATTGTTAAAGTAGATTTGGATAATCATATCTACGAAGTTGCTGGTAAAGACAAGTTGGCAGCCTATAAAGGAAATTTGGGTATTTAATCACGAAGTATTCTTTCTTATAATGGACGACAAACGCATCACTCGCAATTTGAGCATCCGCCTCGCCGATGCTCGCACCGTGCGTTACAGAGAGCTATTGACTCTGCAAAATAAAGAATTAACGCCGCCACAGATTAGCCGCGCAATGACGGTCAAATTTTTGGAGTTCAGTAAGCCCGATGGCACGTGGTCTCATATCACAGAAGACCAGTATGACGCACTACCTCTTTTTGTTGCTCGAGACATCAGCGCATGGATGGACAAGGTCTTGCTCCAAGAAGCAGAAAAAGATGTGAACGACTCATTTCTCGCCACATTACCAAGCGGACAAAAGGTTCGCTATCGTATGTTGTATGCTCGTGACCAGTTTGAAGCAGAAAAATGGGCAGCGAAACAGCCCGCATACTTTACTCCCTACCTTATTGAAACGTCCTTTACGTTTGAAAATGCTGAAGGCGAATTTACTTCGCGCATTGTGGAAGAGATTGTCGAAATGTCTCTGTCAGATGGATACGCAATGAACCAACTCATTCAACGTCAGGAGGGCAACGATGATTTTTTTCTCAATATTTGGGCAGACCTCTCCGAAAATATGCCGCAGGACTCATCTATCACGGCTTCACGTTCGGCGAAGTTCAAAAAATGACCCTCAATGAACTCTTGTTCTGGCTGGAAGCCGTCAATGAGTTCAACGACGACATCAAAACCCATATTCAAACGGCTCAGAAGAAACCATAACGTTCTTCTTGGTTGCTTTTTCCTTTAGAAACAGGGTTTGTTATGGCATCTCTTGATTTTGGACTACGTATCTGGGCAAAAGACAGCGCAAGTGCCGTCTTATCAGGCATCAAAGATAAAGTTGGTGGCTTTGGAGCATCTATCAGCAATAGCTTGACAGGCGCAAATGATAAACTTGCCAAATTTGGTCTCGTTGGTACGGGGATAAGAGAAGCCACTGGATTGCTGAATGAATTCAGCAAAGGTTTTACAGATTTAGATACGGCCTCGCAAGCTATGAAATCGCTTGGCGCAGATGGCGAGCGATTAGCTCCGATTCTGCGTAATACCGCCATTGCCATGTCAAAGGATATTCCCTTTGCGGCAGCTGAAATTCAAGGAGCTATGACCGATGCGCTCGCATCAGGTATTGAGCCAGCTGAAAAAGATCTCAGTAAGTTTGCGGAAACCGCCGCAAAGCTCGCTGCCGGCTCTGGAACAGAGTTAGGGGTTGTCGTTAAGGGATTGGCTGGCACACTCAACGCCTACGGTGCTTCTGCTTCTGAAGCAACAAAGTATGCAGACATTTTCTTTGATGTCAATAACGCAGGTGTGACCTCCATTCGAGAATTAAATGCCTTTATGCCCGCTCTAAACGCCTCTGCGGCTGCACTTGGTCTTTCCTTTGCTGATGTAGGACGTGGTATGGCACTCATGACGCAAAAAGGTGCCAGTACAGCGGACAGCTCAACGGCAATGAAAGCTCTTCTTCAAGAAATGGCAAAGCCGTCGAACGACTTTGCTAAATTCATGGTAAAAGCTGGAATTTCAATGGAGCAAATACAATCTGGACCCTTAGAAAAAAGACTACAAGCCATTCGTACAGGGCTAGATAAATTAGGTGTGACGGTAGATAGCATTTTTGGCTCGAACGAAGCCTCGACAGCCATCAAGGTGATGACAGGGGACATGAAGAAGATGTCGGAGGTTTTTGCTCAGGTAAATGAGCAAGGTTCGGGATCTTCGACGAATGCTTTCAAAAAAATGCAAGACTCCGTTGCCGTGCAAACCAAGCAAATGGAAACACGCATTGAAGCCTTCAAAATACAGGCAATAGATTCGATGGGCAATTTGGGAATAGGTTTTGTGTCAGTCACGGGACAACTTTCTAAAATGAGCGGCGAAATAACTGCACTCGCTAGCCTCCATTCTCTTATACCAGATGGCACATTTGCAGCCCTTAAAAATGGCGCAAGTTCTGCTTTTTCGTCACTACGAGGCACAGCATCAACGGCTGTCTCTGCGGTACGGGGGCAAATGGCGGGTCTCTCTTCTGCTTTGCAAGGATTTTCTTTTTCTGGTGTTTTTGCCAGTTTACGAGGCGGCGCAGCAAGTGCTATGGCCAATATGAGTGGTGTTCTTTCAAGTGGCATTACTTCGCTTCGAGCCTTTGCTGTGCAGCAAGCAGTCGCCGCACGAGGTTCAGCACTTTTTTCAGGTGGTATTGCGACGTTTGCTCAAAGTATTGGCGGCGGCCTTGTCAGTGGGATTAAAAGCGTTGTCTCAAGCGTTTTGAGTATGAATATGGCGTTTCTCACCTCGCCTGTGACGTGGATAGCACTTGGTATAGCAGGCGCGGCATTTTTGATTTACAAAAATTGGGAGCCGATTAAAGCCTTTTTTGGTGGTTTGTTCGAGGGAGTCAAAGGCTTTGCGAGTGGGTTTATGGATGGCTTCAGTGCAGCTTTTCGACCAATTATTGATGGCTTCAGTGCAGCTTTTCGACCAATTATTGATGCTATTTCATCATTGTTTGCGCCTGTTCAAGGAGTGGCTATTGCAACAGGCGCGGCAGCAAACAATTTTGCATGGTTAAAAGATGCGGGCGTGATTGCTGGCCAATACATCGGCACTGCATTTCGTGTTGTAGTTACGCCGATTCTATGGGTGGTCAAGGTCCTTGGACAAGTCATTGGCATGGTTACAGGATTGACAAATGCAGGTGGCAATATGGCGCAGTTTCTCATTGGTGCATTTACCGCCATTACATTGCCAATTCAAGGCGTGATGATTCTCATCAGTGGCCTTTTTACGTTTATCCAGTCATTATTTTCGGGCGCGTCATTGATGGAGGCGGGCAGCAATATGATAACAAGCCTGTGGACTGGTATTCAGGCCACATGGGGAAAACTTGTGGATGGAGTAAAAGGTCTTGTAAGCGGCATCACCAATCTTTTTTCTGGCAAAAAAGAGGAGGCAAAAACAACGGCAGTGCTGCAAAAGTCAATAGCAAAGCCTCCAAAACCAAAAGTGGATACAGCAACAACAGCAACGGTCACACAAAAAAAATTAGAAGATGACCTCAAGAAAAAAAGCGTCAAAGCTCCTAAGATTGAAAAACCGAAAATTCCTAAGCCCGACACGCCGAAGTTCAAACCTCTCAATCCACCTGAAGCACCTGATTTCTCGTGGATTGCTAAACAAGATGCAGAGCCGCCTCGTATCAAGCCGTTTCCTCCGATTGAATCTCCTATTATGGCAACATCAGATGGAGAAACAAAGCCCATACAAACGGCTTTGCCCGATGTTTTTGCTGGTGCTACCAATATCGCAAAAGAAGTTCTCGGTGGCAAACTCAAGCTGCCAGAAATACATCTGCCGTCGAAAATTGACATTCCGCAAAATCTTGGCGACATTAAACTACCACAAGACATTGACCTAAACGGATTCAAGTTGCCACAGATAACGTTGCCTACGTTACCAGATATAAAGCTGCCAGATGTTGGCAGAGAAGCCGAAAAAGTATTCAACGAAATAAAAATACCACAGCTCAACCTGCCAAATACTGAAGGTCTTGGCAATTTTGAAGCGTCGTTGGCTGAGTTGCTGCGAAAAGCAGGTATCAAAACTATCGAACCGATTGTGGCCAATGCGCCGCGTATATTTGATGAAAACACAGGCAATAACACGTCCGTATTTTCAGGGCTTCCAAAAGGATCACAGAGCGACAAACCAGTTACGGTGAACTTCACAGTCAATCTGAACATCAACACACCACAAGAAAGTTCTCAAGATTATGCCAGTGACATTGTGACACAGGTGCAAGGAGCATTACGAAGGCTCGCTCCTGAACTTGCCCGCGAAGTACAAAATGCCATAGAGCAAGACAAAAGGCTTGAATTTGCTGGATTTTAAGGAAGCATAAAGTTGTATCATTATTGACAATTCCATGAAAACGTACGCTTCGCTCGGTGGAGTAAAATTTGAGATACCTGCTGTGGAAGGGATCAATGAAACGCTCCAGTGGGAATATAAAGAGCAAGAGACCGTTGCGGATAAGATAGCACTGCAATATGGCGGCGCGAAAGCAAAGACAATGGATTTGAAAATTAAACTCATGGCGAAGTTTTGTAAACCTGAAGAGAAAAAGCAGCAATTAGAAGCAGAAGCAAAAAAGATCGCTCCGCTACCGTTCATTCTCGCCAACGGAAGGCTTTTGGGATATTTTGTGATAAGTGAAATTACTCAGTCGCTTTTGAAAACGGATAAAAAAGGCGACATCATTGCGGCAGAAATGACGCTCAAGCTCATCGAAGCTAACACGGAAGGCGGCTCGGGTTCAAGCACTATTGGTGGCGGCGGCAATGCTTTAAGTAATAGCAAATCGATTGCAAGCGCAAACAATCTCAATATCAAAAAGCCGATTCTTCCCGTCGAGGTTTTACGTTCAAATCCTTTAGAGTCCATTCGTTCGGCAGTGCAGCAGCAGCAATTAAAAATCACAGGCCAGATTCCAACGATTGACCAAGCGTTGCGGCGTGCTGTTCCATAAAAAGAAAATGTCTATGCTGACAGGTGAATATATTCAGTATCAAACCCTTCAAGGCGATACATGGGATTTAATAGCATGGAAAATGTATGGAAGTGCCACGATGATTCAAGAAATCATCTTTGCAAATCCTCATGTTGCTATTGTACCAATACTTCCTATGAATGTCATTTTGGCTATTCCTATTCACAGCAATCTGCGGCCAACACTTTCTGACGAACAACGTCCACCGTGGCGAGCAAAAGGAACATAACAATCACATACAGTGATGGCAAAAGTAAAAATTCCCGACTTTACGCTGACGTGGAACGGAGCCTCAACGGACAATCTGAAAGGTCAGGTGGCACAGATTGTTTTTGAGGATTATGAACATGGCCGCGCTGATAGTGTAGAAGTCACTTTCCAAGATGTACGAAAGTTATGGAAGGGTGATTGGTATCCCGTTCGAGGTGACAGCTTAAAATTAGAGCTTGGCTACAAAGAAGAAGCCTTAGCGGATTGTGGCGAGTTTGAGATAGATGAAATTGCCATCTCATATCCACCGAATACATTGACCGTTCGCGCTCGCTCGGCGTTTCCATCTCGCGCCCTTACACAAGAAAACACTCATGCCTACGAAGAAACCAGTTTTGCAGCAATATTACGCCTCATAGCAGGGCATCACGGCATGAAATCTGATTTTACAGGCGAAGATGTTCAATTTTCTCTAATAGTACAAAAACGAGAAAGTGACACAGCATTTTTGAAACGACTGGCAGAAAAGTATGGATTTATTTTCAAAATCACCGACAAAAAAATGATTCTTTATGACCGCAAAATTATTGAGAAGCGCGGCCCGGTCATAACATTGAAAGAAAGTACAAATCATACACTGTTTTTGCGCGAGACCTCCACAGGAGAAGTCAAACACACCAAGGCTGTATGGTTTGATTGGATGGAAGAAAAAGTTATCGAAAGCAAGGAAACGAGTGCCTACAAGCCCGTTGCCACTGACGAACGACGCTTGTATGAACGTGTAGAAAATGCTGGGCAGTCCAAGCGTTATGCTGACGCGACTCGGAGATTGTCAGATTACAAGCGCGTCGTTGATAAGATTATTGTCCGTGAATCCCAAAACCTGCTGCTGGCTGGCGTAACTGTCCGTCTGAGAGACTTTAAAAATTACGACGGGCTATATTTTGTAGAATATGCTCGACACGTTATGCGTGGTGTGCAGCACTACGAAACAGAACTGAAAGTAAAACGAGTGCAAAAATAAAATGTTGAAGTTTGGCACTGTAACAAAACTGAACTACAAAAAAGCTCTCGCAAAAGTTGTGTTTCGTGAGGAGCAAGGACGTGACGGCGGAGAAAAATTTGCAATATGGCTGCCAGTATTGCAAACACGCACAAAAAAAGATGCTTACTACACGATGCCAGACAAAGGCGAAATTGTCGCCTGTGTACTTGATGAAAGCTGGGAAACAGGAGCAATTATAGGAGCAGTCTATACAAAAAAAAATCAGCCTACATCACGCATGAATGAAGACCGTGCTGTCGTTGAATTTGACGACGGTACCGTGATAGAATACGACCGCACTGCAAAAAAGCTCACAATGGAACTTGCTGGAACTTTAGAACTCACAACGCAAGACAAAGCAGAGGTGACCATCAACGGCAATTTGAACCTTACCATCAACGGCACAGCGACCATTGAGGCGACGAGCGGGACGATGGAGGGCATCATGGATCAGGTGATGAAACGCATCACCAACACGATGAAAAAAACATTTAACGCCCACACGCACCCGTCAAATCTTGCGCCACCATTACCCACGTCACTGATGATCGAGGAGGTCTAACCATGGTAAACGTCACTATCGTAAACCCAGATTGCCTACAATTTAACCACCCCACAACCCGCACAAATCCGCACTGCAAAAATTCTGCTTCTGTGCGCTGACGGTGCAACAAACGCCGAGGCGGCACGAACGCACGCGCGTCAGCAAACTGCACACGTACAGCGGTATCGTAAGAAGTGAAGCATATTTACGTGCCATTGCCGCGGCTGTTTAACACGCATATCCACATTCCAAACAGTACACCGCTACCAGTTTATTTTATGACCGAAGAACCATGACAAACATTCAAATTGAAATAGAGAGCCAAGAAGTAGCGTCTCTGTTAGAAAAACTACGGCGCAAAACCTCTCATCTGCGTCCCGTGATGGCTGAGATTGCGGAAACGATGCGAAATTCAGTAGAAAAAAATTTCAAAGAAGAATCGTCTCGTAATCCCATTGGCGGAGAAAAGAAAGGAGTATGGGCAGATTTGTCACCCTCAACACTCAAGAACAGAGCGAAACAAAGAAAAACTGGTCGCAAGTTACAAGTCACAGGGCAGCTATTAGCCTCAATACAGCCTAAAGTATCAGATAGTGAGGCATTCATTGGAACAAACAAAAAACAGGCTCAGGCTCTACATAGTGGCACGGATAAAATACCTGCCCGTCCGTTTATGGTGCTTCAGCAAGCAGATATAAAAGAATTTGAAAACATTATCGAAGAATATCTTCGCGCCTAAAATCGCATTATTGGTCGGATATTGGTCAATGCCTTGTATGTTTCCAAAAACAACTTGTACACAACAAAGCCCGCCACTTGAGGAGTGACGGGCTTTTGAGGTTTTTTTAACGTTGCTCCGGAAGTAGGACTTGAACCTACGACCCTCTGATTAACAGTCAGATGCTCTAACCAACTGAGCTATTCCGGAAGGAAAATGCTTGGAACAAGCATTTTATTGAAAGAGCAGCAAAAATACAGCTTTTCACCCACTCTGTCAAGAATTTTCTTTTGGATTGGTGTATTTTCGTTGCTGTTATGAGAAAAAATCGCAGGAAAATGCTGCGAAAAGCGTAGTTTTGTTGCCTTGTTTAACAATTTTTATTTCCATCCATCATGTCTGACAGTTCCTCGCCTGCGTCCCGCACCATACCTCGCAATTTCGCTTCACCCTCGTTCGTATTTCCGCCTTACACCACGCTTCATCTCTCGAACGGCATGAAGCTCATCGTCGCCGAAGACCACGCGCAGCCGCTCGTATCGCTAAGCATTGTGTTTAGGCGTGGTGCGGCTTCTGAGGACATATGGGGGGCAGCAAACATGATGACTTCATTGCTGACCAAAGGCATCGAAAAACATGGAGCGAGCCGCAGCGCACAAGACATCGCCGATGCGATAGACTTCACGGGGGGCTTGCTCACGGCCTCTTGCGGCTTTGATTCCACCACCGCAAGCGTTGGCGTGCTGTCGGAATTTTTGTGGGAGGGTTTAGATTTGCTCGCCGATGTGCTGCTGCATCCTGCCTTCACGAGCGACGAGCTTGAACGCCTGCGCCAGCAAACGCTTGTAGAAGTGCAGCAGTACCTAAGCGACGCGGCGTATCTGGCTTCGGTGGCGTTTACGCAAGGAATGTTTCGCGGTACGCCATATGGCCATCCCGTCATTGGCACATTGTACAGCGTCCAGACAATGAACCGCGAAGACTGTGTGCAGGCATACCGCACCTTGATTCACCCAGAGCGAGCATTTATCGCAGCTGCGGGCGATGTCCATGCAGAAGAACTCGCCGCCGCGCTAGAACAACGCTTTGCTGCGTGGCCTGCACTGCCTACCACACCACGCACCACGCACCACGCACCACGCCCTTCCGCCAGCCCTCGTGTGATGCTCATTGCCAAGCCCGATGCCGCACAAATAGCTCTGCGTGTAGGCTTTCCAACATTGCACCGCACGGATAAAGATTTTACGGCCTTGCAGTTTTTGAATATGATTTTGGGTGGGAGTTTTATTTCGCGGCTGAACCATAATTTGCGCGAGCAAAAAGGCTACACCTACGGCATCCAGAGCAGTGTGGATGCGTACCAGACAATGTCCGTGTGGGCGTGTCGCACTCACGTCGGCAGCGACGTGGTGCAGGATGCCGTGAGCGAGATTTTGCGCGAGATAGAGATTCTCAGAACCACACCCATCACCGATGATGAGCTTGAAACCACAAAAAAATATCTCCTTGATTCGTTCGCGCTTCGCACAGAAACGCCGCAGCAAGTGGTCTCGCTTGTGAGCGCACTCGAAATGTTTGATTTGCCACAGGACTACTACGAACGCTTTTTTGCAGAGGTGGCCGCCATGACGAAAGAGCGGTTGTTTGACGTGCAGCAACGATGCTTCGGCGCGGAAGGCCTGCTCATAGCTGCTTCGGGCGATGTGGAGCATTTGCGTGAACGCCTGCGAAACTTTGGCGCGGTGAGCGTCGTCAATACCAGTGGCGAGCTTGTTTGA